TATTTCCGTTTCCTCCTTCAAGAACATCTGAAAAAGATATTTCGCTAAATTTTGAACATACTACAGGAGCTTCCGTTCCCGGTATTAATATTCTTTTTTGATATAATATATTTTCTACAATAATATAATATATGATATAGCATACTATTGCAGCTAAAATTAGAAGAATTATTATAAAATAAATGGAACTCGAAGTATTAGTTACATTATTTACAAACGCCTCTCTCGCATTTTCAATAGTCATATTGTTAACAGCATTTGAAACAATCTGGGAACTCGCGCTTAAAGCTTCCGATCCTTTATTTACAACGGGATTATTTACAGCACCTTCTTTTGCTCCATTAAAAAAATCTTGAAAATTCTTACCTATTTTTTCCATGAAACCTTTATTATCTTGCGAGGGTACCTCGTTATTCATATTTATTTGATTATCTAATTAAAGGAGATAAATTTTCTATTGCACAAATTAATATGATAGTTTTGAATTTGGTATAATGGAAATTTATTACAATTATAATTCTGTTTTATATTCTTTTTCTGCAAAGATAAATACGTTAGCATCTTAGTAATCTTTTCTAATTTTGGAACGGCCCCTTTTTTATATTTAAACAATGATAGATAATATACGCAATATACAAACATCGCAATACACATTTCGTTATTATTCTTATACATATGCAAATCATATAAACACATTATCTCAATGAATTGTTTATAATACTCTATTTTGCATTTGAGAGATATATTGCGATTATTTAGCTCTATAATAATATTTTCATGAAATTTTAATGGTATAGCCCACGGCTCTTTATTTATTATTCTGACTATATTATGTCTATTAAAAGTATTCAAATATAATATATTGATATCAACGTAGTCGTCTATTTCATCCTCATATACCATTTCATCTTTTTTATTGATACTATCAAATAGTTTATTCAAATTCCCCTTTGATATATTATATATTTTCTCAATATGTATTTTCGATAATTTCTCACAAGATATACACGAATATATATCCTCCTTCGTAGGTTTAGATAGATTGTATACCTTACAGTATTTTTTAATATCTCCAATCTTCCTTATTATTTCCTCGTTTACTATACATATTATTGGAATATTCTTTATCCTGCCTTCATTTAATAGTTTTAAAAGATTTATTGCTATTGTTTTATCCGAGATATATATACAATCAAAATTATCAATTATTATTACTTTCTTTTTAATATTATTTGTTAATTGTTGTATCAAAGATGATGTGGTACTTTTAAATATCATATCGATTAATTCAGTAGAATTAAAACAATTATTATTATTTATGGTAACAATTTCATAATTAATAGCTGAGCATATTTTATTTATAGAATACGTTTTCCCTATGCAAGTTTTACCGCTAACTATAATACAGCTGTCTTTAGATATCTTACTGATATAATTAAAGTTCTGAAGCCATTTCAATATATCCCCATATATATCTTTATTTCCGCATAAAGTATCTATTACTTCCATTATCTGATATACATATTTTATACGTATATAGATTCTATAATTAATGTAAATATGAATAATATTAATGCGAATAAAGGTAGGAATAATACCACGGGGATTATAGTAGTCTCTTCATTTATAAAATAGCCGAAGTTCTTCATTTCTCCATCAGATTTAAACATAATGCTCGGTTTAATCGTAAATAACAATATAACTGCAATTAGATATATAGTAATACTTATAATTTTTTTAGAAAACATTCTTTATCTACTACTTTAATAAGGAAAGAAAAAAATGAATAATATATTGGCCTTTATAATTCTCGTATGTCTCGTATGTCTCGTATTTCTCACATATCTCATATATCTCGAATATTCCCGTAATCGTAATAATATCGAATATTTTAATAATAATTCAGACGGATATACGTATATTAATGATAATATATTAAATATATCTCCGATATCTCCGAAATCTTCGTATCATATTACTGATTCTAATTTAGTAAATGTAATTGAATATATGAATAAGAATAAAAAAATATCAAAAGATGTTATCCCTATAAATACTGATAAATTTAAATTGCTTATTGATCCGTATATATCTAAGTATATATTAAATAACGAGGTTACTGTTAGCGGCGAATACAAAGAAGGGATATTTGTATGTTTAAGCAACACAAGACTTGGTATCGAAGAGTGTATATGGGATTTTAGAGGAAAAACAATAGCGTATATTTATATGAGCGATTTCCTGTTTATTCAAGCAATAGCCAAAGCATACAGACAGGATATTACAAAAGTAAGATTGAGAAAAATTAAGTTAGAAGATTTGAAATACATAGATAAACAGTTCGACTATTTTTTTACATATACTGTGATCGGTAGCGAATACATGAAATTATTAAAATATTCCAGATATTACATAAATGGATTGAATGATTTTGATATTTCGAGATTAAAAGTATTTTATCCTGTTATAGAATACAATATTAATAATATTAGATACTATTTTAATAAGGACGGCGAAGATAAATCATATAATATATTCCTAAGTGAGAAGAAATCTTTGATACCCATTATGAAATATGATATTATTCAAAACATCGAGACATTTATCACGCGCCTTGAATTACCTAAGGATTATCTGGAAAAAGTCGATAGAAATTACGATAATAATTCGGATGAATTTCTAAGAAATGTTTTATATAATGGAGTTTATGCTTGCTATGGAAATAATAATATAACAAACAAACTTGAATGCGATTCTCATTATACCAAAGAAGGTAAGACAAAAAGCTATTATAGCATATGGGATAAAAAGTGTACAGTAAACGAAGAGTGTCCGTACTATAAAGCAAATACGAAATACGACAATGAGAGAGGAGGTTGCATAAATGGATATTGCGAATTTCCTGTAGGAGTTAAAAGAATAGGTTTCACAAAATATAATAACAAAGAGTACAATCAACCGTTTTGTTATGAATGTAAAGATACCAGCGATTTAAATTGTTGTACTCCTATTGAAAATATTAAGGCATCGGAGACATCTGGAGCATCAGCAGCATCAGCGGCATATAATAATGACTATGTTTTTGAAAATGATACTGGAGATAGAATACAAAAAAATTTAAATACAATAATTTCCTTATTAGATTATAGAAGCATATAAAATATGAAATATAGTAATATAATAATACTGTACAATATATTATCTATAATATTAATTGTTATTATATTTTTTTTAGTAATTAAAAGATATTTAAAAGATACTGAGAAAAATATCGAAACATTTAATATGAATAGTGATGCTATTAACTATGATAATAATTTTAAATATATGCCTTCGAATACTCGTATTATGTATGAAAATACCGGCGAATATCCTTGGAATAGACATATAATAAATTCGAGCATACCCTATGATGTTAATGTTAAGAAAGAAGCCGTAAATGTATATTATTACGAATTTGATAATAATACTTACAATGAAAAATTAAAACAGGTCTTTCATAATAATTGCAATGAATTGATAATAGCCGTAGAAGGAAATAACTGGAGTAAATGGCTGAACCCTAAGCTTGAAAAAGATAACAGAAAGATACAATTATTACTCAAATATTATAACAAAATATATAAATTCTTAGAAGAAAAATTGAATAATAGTGCAGAAATGGATTTGCCGGGTAAAGACGCGAAACAAAAAATACAAATAGTTCACGATTTAATGCATAGATATAGATACCACAAAGAATCTCCTGAATATTATATGTTTGATATAGATTTAATATTATATAGAATCGGTAAATTTCAAGGAAAGCACGTAAAGGCTGTTGTAATAACAAATGGTACAATAATAAATGTGATATTAATAAAAATTATAGGAGTAATATCTGAAGACAATATTGTATTATTTCCCTATAAAGGCTATGATATAAAAAATAATAACACATTTAATCAATTTGTTCCCATGAAATATGGTATGGTAGATAACGAGCGAAAGAATAGTACCAAATATACATTCTATGTTAACGATACATACATTGATAAGGAATTAGAAAATATACTCTTTAAAAAATTGCTCGAAGATAATATACCACAGGATATAGATATAAATAATAATAATTACGAGCCTACGAACGAAGAATTGGCCAGCAGTAAAAAGGATAAGTGCTTACTTTAGAGCGGCTATCGGGCGGCTATTGGCGGCTATTGGCGGCTATCGGCGGCTATTGGCGGCTATCGGCGGCTATTGTGTATACCTTCGGGGATATGCATAGATCCTATTGTATTGATAAGGAGGGATTGTATAGGTTATTTTGGTATCTATTTTAGATTTTTTTTCTTCATATTCAATTAAATCAGCATAATACATTAAACATTTAATAATATTTTTCATTATTATTCTATAGTATAATTTATATTTATATATATAATATAATAGATGAATTCAGATATAGATAACGATATCGATAAATCATTAAAAGTAATTCAAGCGAATATTAGGAGAAAAATATTTACAAAAATAAGAAGTTTTTCATCGATTTCACCAAGCATTTCTCGCAGCAGCCGCAGCAGCCGCAGCAGCCGTAGTAGCCGTAGCAGCCGCAGCAGCCGTAGCAGCCGTAGCTCTGTTTTTATAGCTGATTTATTTGCAGAGGACGAAAAGTTAAAAACTGTAAATAAAATATCCAGATTCTTGCAGTCTAAATTGATAGTCGATAAATATACATTGAATAATCGTGTTCGTTTTTTACATTATATAAAAAATAATTTGCAACATATTAAGGACGATGATTGCTTGGAAAAGAAAATATTTGGAGATAGAAAAGGGTATACCATTCGTAATATAATAAATTTAGAGAGATTGATAAGTAAAGATAATTTTAATGGAGAAATTTACAAAACATCTGTTAAAAACACTCTTTATGCTTTTCCGATTGCAACAAAAGTAATGAAGGCGAACGCAAGTAATTTATTTGAAATTAGTTTAATGAATAAAATTACAGATGATATAATTATGAAAAAAATATCTAAACATTTTTTGATGATATACAGAAGTTGTCTATGTGAGAAGAGTGATGTAAGCGAAAAATCAAAGCTAATTTCAGTAAATGAAATAGCAAATGGCGATTTAGCTTCCTTATTGAATAATCAGGAAATACTATTAAATAACGAATTATTATACAATATACTATTTCAGACATTTATATCTATTGCAACCTTTCATAATCTATTATCAAAAGTACATAATGATTGCCATGGAGGTAACTTTTTATGGCATTATAATAATGAGAAAGGATACTATCATTATATATTTAATGGAAAAAATATATACCTAAAAGCATGCAAATATAATATTATGATTTATGATTTCGGATTAGTAGAACAAATAAATAAGAATACATCTATGAAAATAATTAAGGATTATTGCGAAATAATACCTACGTTTTTGAATGAAAATTATGACTCTGATGAAAACGACTATTCGCCAGATATTAATTTTACATCGGAAATGAATGATATTTTATCACTTTTAATGAATATTTCTAAGAGCATTGATAAATACAGTGGTGCTGGTGCTGGTGCTGGTGCTGGTGTTGGTGCTGGTAATAGCGGTAAAATACAAGCTGATGTTTTTGCTATACTTTTTGAGAATGTCTTTACTAAACATCGTGGTAATATATTGAGAACTGAGGCTACTAAAACTATGAAAATTATAAATAGTGAACCGTATTATATAAATAATATAGTCGTATAATTTGTATAATTATAGAATAAATGAAATTAATAAAGCGTTATGTAGAATTAATAGGGGATGATAAGAAATACAGTATTGCAGGATTGATATTTGGTTGCACAGGATCATACTATAGTGTATATGCAAACGAGCATATGGGTAAAATAATGTTAGGGGATTTTTCTAAAGAAAGATTGATTCTTTTATTGTATGCAAATGTATTGGCTATGGTAGCATGTTCTTTTAGAGGAGCGTGCTTTACATACTCGGGAAATTGTATGAATATAAGATTGAGAAAAATCATATATAATAAATTAATAAATCAAAAATCGCGGTTTTATGAGATAACCCCTGTAAACAAATTGTTAGACTACATTAATAACGATGTTCGAATTGTTTCCGCTAGTATTTCTTTAAATATCAATGTTATAACAAGATCTCTTGTTCATGTAATAGCTACTTTATGGATGCTCAATAAAATATCGTGGAAATTAACTATATTAGTCTGTTTATTAATTCCTATAAATATGGGAATTTCTAAATTATACGAGAAGACCAATAAAATAATAATGAAGGGTTACGAAGAATTAAATAAAACCACTGGGACTTATATTCACGAGACAATATCTCATATATCAATAATAAAAACATATTCGACCGAAGATATAACTAATAATAAACATACCTTATTTAGCAATAAGCAATTAAATTATATTTTTAAAGAGACCATTTTATATGGAATGAATTTATTGTTAATAAGTAATATTCCTACATTCACA